AATAGAAATAATATAGAACTTCATGCTTTTACAGTTTATAAACCAGATGGTCCAACAGAATACGCTCCACGCATAATCAAAATGATTGAAGAACATTATAACGTAAAAATACACCATACTAATAATATGCCAAATTCTGAAAAGCATATACACGAACGATGTATGGATCCTGCAAATATACAAAGAGCACTAGATACCTATGATGGTGACCTTAGAGTATATCTTGGTGCAAACAACGTTCCACCAATTGCTCAACAAAGTATTAGACATAAAAGAACATGGACTTATAAAGAACGTTCGCATTACCATATGCCTTTGTTGACTTGGGGAAAAGACGAAATTATAGAAAAAATGTATGATATGGAGATAGAACATTTAATCCCATATACACATAGTTGTAGTAGACAACCAGAAGGCGCATGTGGTATTTGTTTTTCGTGTGAAGAAAGAGAATGGGGATTTAAACGATTAGGAAGAATAGATCCAGGCACAATACCACTATGACAGAAAAAGACTTAGGCCAAGAATTAGAAAACATCGAAGAGAATATTGAGAATCTAAAGAATAAACAATTTAGGTTGTTCGGTATGAGAATGACCCCGATGACTATCTCTGCTGCACTTGCTGGTATTGGTTCAGTTGTTGGTGCTTTATATGCTGGCTTTGTCATGTATCAAAAGATTGAAGGAATAGCTGGGTTGGATATCGAAGCATTTGAACAACGTATGGAAATCATAGAGACACAGCAAGACGAAGCAATAGGTTATACCAAAGACATTAAGAATGATCTTAGATCAGATATACTTCGTATCGAAAAAATTACTGAAAGCACTGATCGACGAGTTAAGGATATTCAAAAGAGCATAGATGATTCGATACGTGAGATGGAAAGTCTTAATAGAGAAGTCGAAAAGGATACCCGTGATCTTATGCGACAAACAGAAGACCGTATAGATAATAAGATGGAAAAGCTCGATACAACTTTAAAGAAAACTTTACAGGAAGCTCTGGATAATCCATTAAATAAATAAAAAAAAGCTGTTTACAATTAGTCAAAAATATGGTATTATAAATATTATTGATCGTTGAGATCAGTGGAAATTGTTTGGACTCGGGTGCAAATCCCGACTCCTCCACCACAAGCACATCGGGTAAGGCGTATGCGCACGTAACAATGCCCGGGCAAGAATGGTTTAGCTTACACTAGTCGTACGGCAGGACTAGCGATGTGCTTGTGGGGGGAGAGTTAGGATCGACAGGCAACGGAATCTGGTTGAGGTCACTAAACTAAATGCAAACGATAACTTTGCGCCTTTAGCACAAGCTGCTTGATGCTAATGGGTATGGGTTCCACCTTGAAACAGAACGGGCCTACTATTATTTTCTAGGGAGAAATCGGAAAATGAAAAAACTAGTATTGTTGGCGGGGGCTTTAGCATTTGCCGGCACACTCGCTGCTTGTAATGACCAAGCAAAAGCTCAGGAATTGCCTGCCGCTCTTAGTGGTCTAGGTATCGAGCTTAACAACGAAATTTCTTACAATATCGACACAGAGGTAGCTACCGCTGAGCCAGAACTTGTAGTAAGCGCATATGGTGCTCAAGCTTATGCTTCTACACCTATCAATATCGAGGAAATGGAACTTGGTAACATCAACGTAGGTCTTGCATATGGCATCGATATTCTCGATGGTGTTGCTTTAGTACCATACGTAGAAGGTAACTTTACTGATAGTTTTGGGCATATAGATACAGTAGTTGGTATCAAAACATCTGTAAAAATATTCTAACGGGTCGTTACGTAATAAACGCGCGAGGGGCCACGGTTAGCCCCTCAATTCTAATAATGGTAGGTATATATGAAAATATTGATAACGGGTTGTGCTGGATTTATTGGATTTCACACAGCTTTGAGAATGAAAAATGAAGGCCATGAAGTATGTGGAATTGATAGTTATAATAACTATTATGATAGAGAACTTAAATACGCCAGATCCAGAATATTATCAGAGCTCAACATAATTGTAGAACGTATAGATTTATTCAACCATTCAGCTTTAGTATCTTACATTTATCGTAATAGAGTTGACATGGTTATTCACCTTGCTGCATATGCAGGTGTAAGATATTCCTTAGAACATCCTAAAAAATATATCAATAACAATATTATGGGTACAAATAATCTAATAAAAACATGTGAAGATTTTGGTATTAAAAAAGTAATATACGCATCAACCTCATGCGTTATGAGTGGCAATCCTTTACCTTGGAGAGAGGATGAAAAACTAGGAATTCCACTTAGTCCATATGGATATAGTAAGATTGCTAACGAAAGTCAATTCCATATGAGTAAACTTCAGATGGCAGTTGGTCTTCGTTTCTTTACAGTATACGGACCTTGGGGTCGACCTGACATGGCATTATTTAGTTTCTGTGCTAAGATTGTAAAGGGTGAACCAATTCAACTATTCAACTATGGTAATATGAAACGTGACTTTACATATGTACATGATATTGTTGATGGTATTGTTAAGGTAATGAATTATCATAATCCTCATGTTCACCAAATAAGACAAATCTATAATATTGGATACGGACAACAAGTTGATTTAATGAGATTTGTCGACGCAATTGAAAAGAACTTAGGTAGGACCGCCGTAAAACAACTAGTAGAAAAACATCCAGCTGATGTAGATGAGACATGGTCTGATACTTCTAAATTACAGGCAATAGGATACAAACCTACAACATCCATTGAAGAAGGTGTTGAGAAGTTTGTTGAATGGTACAAACAATATTACGAGGTGAATTGATGAAACACATTCTTATTGTTGGTCATGGATTTGTAGGTAAGGCAGTCGAACATGGGTTTACTACTTCTAATTGTAAAGTTACAGTTTGTGATCCTAAGTACAATATTTACTTAGATGATCTACTTGATACCGTAAAACCTGGTGAGAAAAGGTTTGATGCTACATTTGTTTGTGTTCCTACACCGTATGGTGAAGGTGGAACTATAGATGATAGTATTGTAAATGACGTAGTTGATCTATTAACACAAATACAAGCTACAGGAATCATTGTGGTCAAATCTACGGTAACACCAGACGTTATAGGTAAGTTAGCCAATTTAAGTAAACGTGTGGTTTATAATCCAGAGTTTCTTACAGAAGGTAGAGCATTTGAGGATTTTGTCAATCCACGCATACACGTGTTTGGTGGGGAAGAAAAAATTTGTAAACAAATTGAACATCTATATAAAGAGGCATCAAAGTGTAAACCATGTCCAGCAATATTTGTTTCACCTGAAGAAGCAAGTTTTATTAAGTATGGAATCAATTGTTTCTTAGCAACTAAGGTATTATGGTTCAATCAGTTCAAAGATATTATTGATATGAACGGATCTAACTATCACAAGATCATCAATGCCATTGGTACAGATCCACGTGTTGGATTTTCTCATACAAGTGTACCAGGATTTGATGGTCGTAAAGGATTTGGTGGTGCCTGTTTTCCAAAAGATACTGCTGCTTTTTCTAATTATGCTGAAGGAGTTTTTACTGTTCTTGACGAAGTTATTGACGCAAACAATGCATATCGTTGCGCCTATTCGTTAGACGATAGAGAAAAAGAACAAAAAATAAAATTTAATTAGCTATTTACAATGTTGATGAACTTTGATATAATTATATCTATTATATGATCGTGAGCTACTCCTCTCCGGACAAGAATACTCACGTTAATAAACTGACATAAAAGGAGAACCAAATGTCAAAAATTAAAGTTGGTATCATTGGTGTAGGTAACTGTGCCAAGTCTCTTGTTGAAGGTATTCAATATTATAATGAAAACCCAGACGATAAAGTCGGTCTTATGTATCCCGACATTGGTGGTTATAAAACGTCTGATATTGAATTTGTAGTCGGGTTTGATGTTGATCGTCGTAAAGTAAATCGTCCATTAGTAGAAGCTCTTCGAGCCGCTCCAAATTGTGCAATGGACCATGTCCATGAAATTTTAGAATCTGGTAATAATTCTCCAGGTGCTGTTAAAAAGGGCGCAATGGTTTATTCAGGCCCTGAACTTGACGGTGTTGCTCCATGGATGTTAGAATTCCCTGAAGATGTTTCATTCCGTACTGGTGCTGAAGCTGCAAAATCCTTTGATGATATTGTTAATATTGTAAAGGATTCTGACGTTGATGTTCTTATTAACTATCTTCCAGTTGGTTCAGAAAAAGCATCTCGATATTATATGGATGTAGCACTTAAAGCTGAAGTTCATTTTGTTAATTGCATACCAACATTAATTGGTACTAAAGAAACACAAGAGATTGAACAAAAGTTTATCAATAAAGGTTTGACCATTGTTGGATCTGATATGCGATCAGCTTGGGGTGCTTCACGTATGTCTGAAGTATTACAGGGTGCTATGCTAGACTCAGGTTTAATGGTTACTCAACATATTCAAATGAATATGGCTGCTGGTTCTACTCAAGGTCAAGAAACTATTCGTACTGGACGTACTGCAAATACTGACTTTTTGAACATGGCTGAAAAGTCACGCTTACATAATAAGCATATCTCTAAAGAGAATGTTCTAAAAGGACAAAATATTGTACGTAACGAAGCAACTGCTGGTATGACATTATATGCTGGTCCATCACTAACTGTTTTCCAAAAGCCTGGTGGTCAATATGTTGGTAGTGACAACAAAATTGCTAACTTCGATATAGTTGCCTATGGTTTTGGTGGAGCTCGTTATGAATTAACGGCTCGACTGTCTGTACAAGATTCTCCTAACTCAGGTGGTGTGGTCGTATCAGCAGTTCGTTTCTGTAAAGTAGCTTCTGAAATGGGTATTGTTGGCTACCTTCGTGGTCCGTCAGCTTGGACTCAGAAAACTCCACCACTTCAATTATCAACGGCTGATGCTAAATTTGAATGCGATGCATTAGCTCGTAGAGAATTGACTCGATTAACAGAAGGACAATTGGTTCACAAAAATCCTAAAGCAAAAAACCTTCCATATACATTCCAAGGGACTGAGACTGATTATGAATAACATGATCAATTCCTTTGATATTGATGGTGTGATTTACATGGGGAAGTATGGAGGTGTCTTCCCCGGACCACATGATATTATTATTACTGGTAGGTCGACAGAAGAAGAACCAGAAACTATGGCTATGCTTCTGTCAAAGGGTATAACTAATGAGGTCTATATGAATCCAACTAAATTTGATTTAAAATCAAGAGAAGATTCTGGTAGACATAAAGGTAGAACATTAGCTCAATTAGAAAAAATGGGAACAACTATTGGTATACACTTTGAGGATGATCCAATTCAAGCTGAAGAGATCAAGAAGATTGTGCCTCATATAAATGTGGTATTGCTACAACATGACTTGGTTGAGAAAGAGAATGTAAAACATGAATTCAATTTCACTGGAAACGCTGAGACAAACACGGGACCCAAACAACTTTCGTTATTTTAACAAATGGGTTCTTGAATTTTTTAAAAGAGAAGCTTTAAGAGAATCTAATAGACTCGATGAATATACGTATTCTGAAGAGTTTGGTCCAGCTATGAGACAAGAAGTGTCTTATTGGAATCCTAATCGTTCTAAACACGCTGAGGTATATTGGTTAGAAAATTTTGTTTTTAATCAAGACATTTCGATGCGTAACAAAATCCTTAATGCAATGGCAGTAAAGTTTGTTGGTATGCCAACACTTACGTTAGTTGCTACAGACTCTATTGACTATGCTGATATTATAGATTTTGATACGTATAAACAAAAAGATGAATATTATCATTGGATTAATAATAACCTAGATGCCAATAAACATAAGATGAAAGTCTGGGGTGCAACTCAGCTTCAGACTTCTCTTCAAACAGCGGCAAGAAACTTTTGCCGTGAAGAGGATAATGACCCAGATCAAAAGTTTAGGCTATCGCATATGATTCGGTGGATGGGACATTTAGATGATCTTGGTATGAGTAAAGTGGTTCAAGATCCAAACAATAAACTTGGTGATGTATGTAATTGGTTTGGTACTCATCGTGGAATTGGTCCATACTTTTCATATCATCCACCATGCAATTTTTCAAGATGCGATGATCTTCCTAATATTGATGAGGATGATGACTATTGTTTAGTAGGTCCTGGTGCTAAACGAGGTCTAGAGTTTGTTTTTCCAGAAGTTAAATTTAAGAATAACGAAATCATGGAAGCATACATATTAGCGGTAAGAGACCATCAACATGAGTTTTTTGAAATGAATGAAAGTGAAGCTGCTTTTTATAAGATGAACTTGGAACGTGGTGGCAATCTTACTACCTTTGGCGTAGAGATTACGTTTTGTCAGTTTAATTGTTTTTTTGGTATCAAGGATAATGATAAAGCTCAAACTAAAAGAATGTTACCACTTACGTTTGATGCCTTTATTGACATTGCAGAAAAGTTAAAGAAAAAAATGGAACCTTCTCCACTTGAAGCATTAATGGGTTAGAATAATGAAAGATAGATTTAATTTAGAAGCAGACATTATGAGTTGTTGGAATGTGGTAGATGATTTAAATCTACTATATGAAACTATTGGAAATAGTCCTAAGTACAAAGATATGCCAACTGATTTAAAGAATGAAATTCTTAATATTCTTCTTGGAATGAAATCATTATATCAAATTAAATTCGAACACACTTTGGATACGTTTGAGGATCTTATTAAAGAGAAGAAGCTGACATAATGAAAGCCATACTTAATTGTCCATTTATTCCTATAGCTACTCGTATAGCATCTCATAGAGGTGCTCAAGGAGCTATCTATGCAGATATGATTAAACAAACTGGTATTGATATTGATGTTAATTGGTCTGGTAAAATAGAAGACCACAATCAATATGATGCCATGTATGTTTATCATGGTAATGATTGGTCTGGTAGTATGAATGTATTTGGTGGAGTTAAAGGATTTCCATATGCATTTAACACACGTAATTTTTCAAAATTTAAAGGTAAAGTGTATTCCTTAGCTATTGATTTTCCGCCTTATCATGAAATGATCCAAGAACGTATTAACAAAGCAAAAGAAAAAGGTGGAGAGATTCAGCCTGAATGGTTGGATGTTGATATTGATAACATCAAAAGAATGTATGAAACAGCAGAAACTATTAAATGGCCGGCCACCAGTGATAGTTTAGTTATTGGTGATAGTCATTCTATTTGTATGTATCGTCCTGGATGGATGGTGAATAGTGTACCATTCAAAACATTAAATGGTGCTTTGAATGATGGTCTTCAAACTTATGTTGATATGGCCGGCAAAGGTTTTAAAAATCTTGAATGTTATTTTGGTAATATTGATATTCGTCATCACCTTTGTCGAATTGAAGGTGATCCAATTGAAAACACTATTAAGCTAGCAAATAAATATATAAAAGCAGTTGAAGCTTTACCGATCGATAACGTATCAATATATGAATTATTACCAATTGAAGATGAGTCTCGCAAACTTCCACAATCCGGATATTATAAAAAGAAACCATTCTGGGGTTCATGGGAAGAACGTAATAAGTGTCGACTAATATTTAAAGAGCAATTAAACAAAGTGGCCACTCGTGCTAAAATTATTAGTTGGGTTGATTATCTAATAAACAAAAAGGGTCAACTCGATTTTGCTCACATGGAAAAACCACAGTCAATTCATTTATCACGAGGTTCTTATCCACATTGGACAGGTAGGGAAGCGAGTATTAACCTTGAGGAAATTTTTGGATGAATTATGCTAGTATAGTTCCACTTATTGGTGGAGAAACAATTGCAATGGAAAATGTATTCGGACAAAAGCCTGAATACATTTTATCTTATAAGGCGTTTGAAGCAAATGATAGTCAACTTCTTAATCATTATCGGGGGACTGTTCCTTATATTCTTCTTGATGAAGGTGGGCGTCACCCTTCTAATGTCACTGTGGTCAATGCTGTTTGCCCTTGTGCGGGTCTTAGCTCCCTTAGCCCTAGTGCTGCTAGTGATTCTAGTGTTAATGACTGGATGGTCAGAAGTGCAGAATATGTTCTCGAATCAGTTAGACCAGACGTTTTCTGGGGAGAAAACGCTCCAAGGCTTGCTTCAAAAATGGGAGAACCAATTATTAAACGACTCAGAGAAATCGCTAGAAAAAATGACTATACATTAAGTCTATTTAAAACTAAATCTATTCTACATGGATTATCTCAAGTAAGAGATCGTACCTTTTATTTCTTTTGGAAAGGTAAACGCATTCCAATATTTGATTATATTAATCGACCATATGAAAAAATAGAAGACTTAATTCGTTCTGTAGAGTATAACAAAGACGATCCAATGTCTATGCTTACCAATAAAAAGAAACCAACAGAAAATCCATTTTACAAATACGTACTTGAAGAAATTGAAGGTGGTATATCTCATTCAGAGTTTCAAGATAAAATTACAAAAAGTACAAACCCTTTGGATGAAATTGAAAGAGCTAATATAAAATATCGTACTGTAGGCGAGTGGATGACTAAACATGGTTATGAAAATGAAGCTGGTAAGTGTATAAGAATGCACGATAAATTGGCTGCAGGTGGTAATATTATGCGTAAGACAACAGAAATTCCAAAGGATTATATTGGAGCTTTTGTAGGACATATGCCATCATCACTTACACATCCAGATGAAGATCGTTATCTCACTGTACGAGAGTGTTTGTCTATTATGAAACTACCTAATACTTTTATGTTACAGGGAGGTTTAAAGAATCTTAATATGATATGCCAAAACGTACCGGTAACAACAGCACAAGATATGGCAGAAGAAGTTAAGTCTTTTATTGAAGGTAGATCTCATAATCGTATGGTTGATACTGATTTTCTCATACAAGACAATAAAGCACAAAATTATAAGTACGACAAAGAAACAATAAACTTGGAACATGTCTTTGCGTAATTTAATAGCACAATATTGGATAGGACCATACACAAATCTTGTGCTTGAATCAAAAGATCAAGCAAAGGCATATGCTGAACGTATTAGTGTTGAACATAGATTTTCAACTAGATACGCATATGCTGGAGATAACCGTACACCACAGGCACACAATGCAAGTTATTTTGAAATTTTAAGATACGTGTATGACGAAAAATATGATGTGTATGATAATATCTTATTTTTAGATTGTGATATACTAATCAATCCAAATGCTCCAGACGTGTTTGCTTCATTTAGGAATTATCGACAAATAGCTATGTGTCTTGAAGAACCATTTGGTGCTACTGCTCAACCTTGGTATTTTAGTGAAAATGAATATTGGAAAGACATGGTACGAAAATACTCAATGCATGGAGTTGAGATAAAAGAACCACACCATTCTTTTCGACAATATAATACAGGGGTTGTATTAATGTCTCTCGCGTGGAGACGCGACGCGCGTGAGAAGTATGATAACTGGAAGAACTGGATGACTGATTATCAGGACTTTCATCCATTTTTATCAAATGACCAGTCGTATATCAATTGTATGATTATGAAATATGGTCATGGTGTTGATAATATGGGATCCTTATGGAATTGCAATCCTTTATGGTATAGACCAGGTTCAATGGGAATGTATGAAGGAATCCCTATAGAAAATTACCATTTCTTCCATTTTAGTGATTCTTCTAAAAAAGCTGCTTTGGAATGGTATAAAAAAATTTATAAGTGATTGATTTCAAATAAAATAAAAATGCATTTTTTTTGCATTTTTTTTCATTTTTTTGTTTACAATTGATAAGAATTGTGATATAATAATTCTATCAAATGGAAAAAGGAATGCAAATATGGCACATGAACTTGAAATCAAAAACGGCGTCGCTCAAATGGCTTACGCTGGCGAACTACCTTGGCACGGCCTTGGCACTAAAGTCAGCAATGATTTAACTCCAGGGCAAATGATGGATGCAGCTGGCCTTAACTGGGAAGTTGAGGAGCTACAATCTTTTGTACGGTTTAACGGTCAGGAAGTGGCCACCGGTCAAAAGTCTCTTGTCCGTAAAACGGATGGAAAGCTTCTTACTAACGTTGGCGCCAACTGGAATCCGGTTCAGAATGCTACTGCATTCGAATTCTTTAATGACTATGTTATGGCTGGTGACATGGAAATGCATACAGCCGGTAGCCTTAAGGGAGGCCAAGTAGTATGGGCTTTGGCTAAGGTCAAAGAATCTTTTGATCTGTTTGGTGGTGACCAGGTAGATTCCTATCTCCTCTTCTCAAACCCGCACCAGTATGGCAAGTCAATTGACATACGGTTTACGCCAATTCGTGTTGTTTGCAATAACACATTAACTTTCTCACTCAGTCAAAAAGCTGAGCGGTCAGTTAAGGTTGGTCATCGCACAGCTTTTGATGCTGAAAGCGTTAAGACAACTCTGGGTATTGCCCACGAAAAGTTTGCTAAATATAAGGAAATGGCTCAGTTCCTCGGTACCAAGCGCTTTTCAATGGATAATCTCATTTCCTATTATAATGACATTTTCCCTAACACTTCTCGTAGCAATGAGAATAAAACAGTCGATAACCTTTCTCGCAATGCTAAACTTTGCATGGATGTTATTGATAGTCAACCTGGTGCTGAATATGCCGAAGGTACATGGTGGCAGGCTTTTAATTCGGTTACCTATGTTACAGACCATATCCAAGGTCGTAATGCAGAGAATCGTTTACATAGCCAATGGTTCGGTGGTAACCAGCTTCGTAAAATCAAAGCTGCCGAAAAGGCAGTTGAATATGCAGTTGCAGCATAAGGAGTATGAATATGCAAATCTCGTTTGATCAATTGAAAGAAACTATTGCTGATAACCTACCAAGTGTGTCAGATAAGCTACATTTGATTACCCTTGAAGCCTCTCTTACTAAAGATTTAGGTGCTGATAGTTTAGATGCAGTTGAGATTATTCTTGCCATTGAAGAAGAATATGGTATTGAAATACCAGATGATGTGGCAGAAAATCTGAAAACTGTTGGTGATCTTATGTCATATTTGGAGGGTGTCAAATGACATGGAGCTGCATGACCCAAGAAGAAATTGATAGTGGTAAAAAAACCACAAGGATTGAAAGTGAGGATATGATGAAACGTAGTCCTAACTATATTGGTACATATTATGCTGATAATAAGCATGATATGGAAGAAGTTGCAACTCTTCGACGCTTAGTTAAAAACATGAATAGAATGCTACGCGAATCTGGTTACAAGGAGTTTCAATATAGAATTAAATGCTATGGAAGATCCCAGAAACAAGATGTTTACGTCAATCGTCGTTATAGTTGAGGGCTTTGGCCCTCTTTTTTTAACACTTATCTTGTATAAATAGATAAAGCATATATCAAACGGATTGACGGATTGGATCCATGTTAAATTTTAATAACTTTCTTCTTCTTGAATTTGGCAACGATGAAAAAGGAAAATTTCATGAGTTGCTTACTGGATACTATCTTCATGGTCAAAAACATGTTAAAGATCCAAAGGGCCGACCTGGAGAGTCCGCAAAAGATGCGCATGATAGATATCATCAAATGGCCCACGCTCATGGCGGCCAAGACTTTGTTGATCAAGCACATGCAAAGGGTAAAGCTGCAGCTGATGATCTAAGAAAACGTTTAGAACGTGATGGACATAAAATTAAACATGTCCATTGGTCGTCTAAAGATGGAGATGTTCAAAGAGTTACTGGTATTAAAGTTGACAGACAAAAAGACGATGCTTCAGATATTATTGCTACTACAGTTAAAAATGGTAAAGAAACACATCATGGCATAAGTCTTAAAGTTTCAGATAATACACTTAAAGTCCCTTCTTCAAGTCTTGGTCAACAATCAAGTGGTAGAAAAACACAAAAGTTATCTCAAGATCATAAGTCTAAAATTTTAGATATATTTCCAGATTTAAAAAATGCAAAAAATAAAGAGGACAGAAAAGCTTGGGCTAAAGCCAACCCAGAAGCTCATGATGAAATTAAACAAATGAATAGGGAAGCATTGGCTGATACTGCAAAGAAGCATGCAAGAGAACTAAACGCCAGAATGCGACTTAGTAAAAAACAACCACAACATATGGATCACGTGATTAATCACCTTAGAGATGTTATGGGAGCTAAAAGCGCTCCTATGCAAAAAGCTGGTCATGGTTATATGAAACATACCACATATCGCAGTAAAGCAGGAAAAATGAGCACTGCTAGTTCCGATCCTGGTAAAGACTATGAACATATCTTTAAAAATATTCGTAACAACCCACATAAATTTAAAGCAGTACATACAAGCGGTGGTAGCGTTAATTATCAATATGATGGAAAAACATTTGCATCTCAGGCTCACAAATTTGATTCACAAAGCGATCCACTTTCAACGATGAAATCTGCTGGAAGGATATCCTAATGGCTACTAACAGATACTTAGAGAATGAGGCAATTGCTATTTCACAGGACCGTGTCCTTAAGACTAGCCATATCCATAAGTTTGGCGCCGTGCCTGCTATGTCACAAGGCTCAACTGGCACGATATGGGATGTGAACGATACTTATTATCCTTGGGGTGTGTTTGATTCAGACACAACTCAACTTGTAGTTACTGCTGCAAATGGCGCTGACTCTGGTGAGTTGGTTTTATTGGTTGGATTAGACACTAACTATGAAGAGTTAACCGAGAATGTTGTAGCCACTACAGCAGGTACAACCACATCAAATGTCTTTAAAAGAATAAATCGGGCATTCATTACTGGAACTAGCGAAACTCATGTTGGTAATATTAATATTACTAAGAATGGTATAAATGTTGCTCGTATTACAGCAGGTAAAAGCCAAGCACTTATGGCAGTTTACACTGTACCAGCTGGAAAGACTGGTTATCTAGAACAGGGCACTGCTAGTATTCAAGCTGGTGCAGATGCTACTGGAGATATTTTTGCTCGATATAATGGAACAGGGCCATTTACAGTTGCACATACATTTGAGGTAAGTGGTACTGGTGGTCAGTATCTTTATAATTTTACAGTTCCACAGAAACTACCTGCTAAAACTGACATTGATATCAGAGCTACGGTCAGGTCTAACAATGCAAGGATGACTTCATCTATTGACGTCATATTAATCGATGAATAATTTTATAGATTTTATTACAGAACAAAAGAATACACACATGACTCATATTGAGGATAAGGTCCTCTATGGTGGTGTGCGAGGTACACGTGAGGCTATCTTAGCCTTACGTTCTTTGCGTGACATGTTAAAAGGAACACATGAAGGTAGCGTGTCTGTTAAATGGGACGGCGCTCCTGCTGTGTTTTGTGGTACCGATCCTAGAGACGGAAAGTTCTTTGTTGCTAAAAAAGGTATCTTTAATAAGAACCCAAAGGTATACAAGACCGATGACGATATTGATAATGACACTAGTGGAGAACTCAACACTAAGCTTAAGCTTTGTTTGAAGTATCTACCAGAACTTGGAATAAAAGGAGTTGTACAAGGTGATCTACTTTTCACGACAGGAGACGTCAAGATCAAGAAAATCAAAGGGGATAGGTACGTCACCTTCCATCCTAATACTATCATGTATGCTGTTCCCGCTGGCACTCCTGCAGCTACAACTATCAAAAAGTCCAAAATCGGTATCGTCTGGCATACGTCGTACTCTGGCTCCGCATTTGAGACGATGAAAGCATCATATGGTGTAGACATAACTAAGTTTAGAAATTCTAGTAATGTATGGTCTCAGGATGCTATGTTACGTGATTTAACTCGTTATACAATGACCAAACAAGACACTGATGAAGTAAATGAATATCTTTCTGATTGTGGACGTATATTTAATAAGATTGCTGGTTCTACATTACGTACTCTTGAAAACAATCAAGAATTAGCTGGACTAATTGAAACACATGGTAATACGTATGTAAGAGCTGGTGCAATTCCGCCTGATCCAACTAGAAGAGTGAATGCACTTATTAGATGGATTGAACAGCGATATCAAAAAGAGATTGATAAGCTTAAATCAGAAAAAAGTAAATCCAGTAAACAAAAAAAATTAGATGAAATC